TTTCTATGAACTCAGGTACAACATCAACCGAACTCAATGATATGTTAACAGACTTTGTTAACTATGTTGATTCATTCTATGGACTCAATGACCCAATTTATCCTATGACATATAAGGATACTGGTTTGCCATTGACTAAGGTGGACATCTTAGGTGCTACAGAGAAATATCTCTCAATGTGTAGCGAACCATTATTACCAAATTGCACTTGGGGTGATGGAGACTCACTCGATAGAGAGAGAGTTAGAGACATTTTACTTGACGAATACAACTTGGAGATAAAAGAATGGCAGTAAAAGGATTAAATATTGACCTTACCTATGGTCAATATCAACATCTATACAACATCATGTGCTCTCAAGATGAGATAATTGATACTCTTAATGAGAGTGATGACTTTGATGTTCAAACATTTGACAACTTATTTGATGCTATTTGTAATGCTAAGGAGACTTATCTATCATGAAAACAATTACATTAACTGATGAACAATTTGATACTCTATTTGAGTATCTTGATGGCAAAGTGGAATCTATTGTTAATACTTCAGTTGACTATCAAGATAGCGAACTGTTAGAGGATTTCGAGGATTTATTTGAAGTACATGATATACTAGAGGATATAAAAGTAGAGCATGAAAGGAAATTGTTAGCAGCAAGGGCAAAACAACCAAAGGCAGAGTGGTAGTATGACAGTTAAATTAGTGTCACATCTGCTGGTTGTTTTATTGCCAGTATTGACTATCATTATAGTATAACAAACGAATTACATTATGATCAAACTTGGTTCTAACGTCAAATCAAAAATACATGATGATCTAACTGGTCATGTTGTAGTTTATCAACCACTAAACAACTATGCAGTTGTTATGACTGACATCATTGAGTATGAAATGATGACAGTTGAATGTTACCTATCAGACTTGGAGGTAGTCTAATGACAGTATCAGAATTAAAAGAATACTTATCAAAGTTTAATGATGATGAGAAAATCACATTTTACTTTCTTAAGGATAATGTATTGACTAATTGTCAACTAGAAGACGTTAACTCTTATGGTATGGGTATTGAGTTTACCATACAAGATACAAGTGAGTATTTCGAGGAGGCAGTGTAATGAACTATACTAACTTTGGTTTAGAGAAAAATGTAGAAATTCTCAGCGCTCATTATGTTGAGAGATTTAAATTCTTATTAGAAGGTGAAATGTTGAATTTACAGGTAAAAAGACATAAAGACGCAAATTCTATTAAACAAGAATACATTTGTAATGGCGAAGTTGAAGATGATAACTATCAATGGTTGTATGTAAACTATCAATTCGAGGAGGCAAACTAATGTATCAATCGCCATTTTCAACCAACGAGATTAAATATTTTATGAATCTCATGCAAAATGATAATACTGAAGGCAAGGGAGCAACATATGCTAAACTTGAAATATTGTATGCTCAGAATGTAACTAAGAAACAAGTAAAGAATATAAAAGGTAATTTGTTATAACTGTAACACAAAAGTAACAAATACCTAAATATTTGGTACGAGATATAAATTTACGAGATTTGCCTCTAATCCAAAATAGTGTATAATGTATTGTAACCGCCCTTACGAGATTTTCGCCATGTCATCGCCACAATTTGTTTCTAAGAGAAAATACAGCGTCACTCTAGATTTTGACGTGTACGAGGATTTTAATCCTTACGAGATCAACTGGAATAAATTATTCCAGATCGAGGGTCAAGAACATTTAGATGTAAATATAAAAAATTTAGATGTAGAGTCAGATATAAATTGGTAACATAATATACAATACAGGCAAGCATTATATATTGTAAACGTAGTTGTAATAAATTGTAATAAAATAAGAAATATTTTTGTGTCTGCTTCCATTATAAAGGATAGAGATATTTTTGCAATGTACATTTTATACAAAATACCAAATATATTCATATCAACATATTTCTTGTTTTGGGTTGCATTTCGATTATAATGAATACATACAAACATTATTCATTTTTTATTATGTTAATTGATTTTACTGAATATGAATTAGAAACAATTGCGAATGCAATGGAAGATTATATACAATATGATGACGAAAAATTAGATACTGAATTATTATTTGGTGGTTTATCTGTTGCAGATAGAGTAACATCAATTAATAATAAAATTGATTCAGTTCTTTATAATTAAGGAGTTTAATTATTATGTCAAGTTTACATCATGAAGAAATTTTAGAAGATTGTTTTGAAGTTGCAAGTGAATCTTTTAGAATTAATAATAAATTAACTCATGAACAATTACATGAGTTAATAACAATTAGTAAGGGAACTTATGACGCAATTTGCAACAATGCATACAAACTTTTTCAAGATAGGTGTATTTAATTATGAAATCAGAATTACAAGTAGGATTAAATTATGATGAACTTTTATTATTAAGATTACATTTACCTAACGAATGTAAACATCTTAATAGTAAATTAGATAATGCAATTAAAGATTTTGAAGAACTTAATCATCTTAATAATATTGCATTATTATATGAAATGTATGAAAAATAATATTATTATTTCTACCACTAATTAACATTTATTACTTTTATTATTATGGGATTATTATCAATGAACTCTGAAGAATTACGTTATAAAATGAAACATTTAGGTGTACTTTGTCCAAATCGAAGTGTAGCAAATGATGAACAATTTCATGAACTTTATAGTAAGTTTAAAGACGTAATCGAGGATACTGAATATAATATAGACATTGTAGATTGTCTTACTGCGCTACATTATGCAATGGAAGATTTCGATATGTATGAGTAAAGATGAAAGGCGTTGCCATGACTGAATAGTCCCCACTTCTCGTTTTTATTGTGTCGATTTACTAACAAAACCTAGTTTTTAGTTGCATTTCGATTATAATAAGAACATAACAAACATTATTCAATTTTTTTATTATGACTACTTGTTATCCTGATACAATGAAAGTTAAGAGAGATCTTCAAAGAAGAATTGAAGATTATGTGATTAAGTATTGTGAGGCGCTAGAGGAAAATTTTAAACAGCATTCAATCAATTCATTTAAAAGAAATATACAGGAGCAGAGATTTCCCGAAAATACAAAATATTATGAAGAGAGACTAGAAGAAATTGAAAACGGAACCGCAAATTTATATAAGTTTGATTATCAAGTAGGAAAAAAATATATTAAAGTTTTTAACTTACAGTATGAAGAACCAAACGAATATTATAACAGAAAAGGCGGATACAGGGCGGGCAGTGTTACAGCATTTATTGATAAGAACACTGGCGAAGTTTATAAACCTGCATCTTGGAAAAGTCCCGCAAAAAATGTTAGATTTGATTTAAGAATTATCAGAGAGAGAGAATTTTTATTAAATCCAAAAAATTGCGACTGGGCAGGCGGACATCTTTACATGAGATAAAATATATTCATTTCCTAACAAAAGGTAGATTTCAAATTAATCTACCTTTATAATAATAGTATAACAAACAAACAAACTTTTTTTACATCATGAGACAAATTGAAAAAGACATGAACAATGCCGTAAGAAACAAAATTGCATGGTCTAAGTCTAACACTTGCACTACATTCGATTCAAAAATTGAAAATTGTTTCGTTTACCTACATGGGAATCACATTGCTACATACAATTATGCTAATAAAGAGTTATCATTATTTGATGGCGGTTGGCAAAGTAACACCACTAAGAGTAGACTTAATGCACTATGTTATGAGTTGGCGACTGGGTTCTCAGTCTTTCAAAAAAACTGGAATTGGTTTGTAAGTGATTTTCAAAGTAAGACAGTTAAAGATTTTACTGATGGAATTACTGTTAATTATAATGGGTGTTTCTAACATTTAGTAACCCTTATTTAATCTCTTAATTATTACTTTTTATCATGAAAAACTTTGATTTTGCTACAGCAACCAGACTCGATTTAGAAATTTGGGATACACAAAATAAGATAAAGTATATTAAATTACCAACAAGAAAACCACGCAAAGATTGTTTAATTTTATCACAAACTAAAGGAGTTAGAACTAACACAAATAGAGGTAATATTAACACTAAATTTGCTACAATTTTGTAAACCTTAATTATTATTATTATGAAACTATTAACACGTCAAGAGTATAACTTAATCTTAAGATCATTAGATTATTATGATACTTTTATGACTCAAAGAGATAAAGAAATAAGAGAGGATTTAGAGGATAAATTATATTATAATCTCTACAATCCTAAAGACGGAGTTGCTCAAACTGAAGTCAATTTACCCGCCTTATATGATATTAAAACAGAGAAAGATTTATCTCTCTAAGTAATACAAATTACTCGCAAATTGCGGAGGGTTACGCCGCTCAAATCATCAACCTTTTTACATCACTAATTAACACAAATGAACAACAAATTACTTGAAGAAACTAACATTAAAGAATGGACAAATATGCCTCCTATTAGTGAAGAATTATACAACGAATTAGTGAAGGAATTTAATAACGAAAGATTGTATTTTTTCAACGATTCTTATAACTTAGAGGACTAAATCTAACAGACTAAGAGCAAATGAAAGAAGGTTATTTCTCTCAGTAATTGTGTATAACTTGATACAAATAACCTTTTTAAATATATTTTTAAATGTATATGTGTGATTTAATTGCTTCTATTAGTTTTGAAATGTGCCTAGGTCTTGTTGTCTTTGCGGGCGTGCAATCGCTCCGCTATAATTATAACATAAGACACGCAATTATGCACGAGATCTTTACATTTAGTGATACAAAGTTTATACTTGACAGTTATAAACTTATGCACTATAATTAATAATATATACGAGATATTTACACCCTTATGAGCAACTAATTCACACAGTATTATAGACAGTTTGAGCAGCAAACTGGGAACGATTGCGAGAGAGTTTGAGCAGTAATATAAACTGCAAGATCTTAGTGATGGCAGTGGTTCTCAGAGCAGTTATTTGGGGGTGCGTTTTTTATGGGGTTGTGGGCGATGCGATATAAAAACCGCTAACTTCCCTAACCTACAACGAACCAAAATCGAGCGCTAAATATTCTTCAAATAAAAAAATTTTTGCCAGTAAAAAATCATGAATAACATCGGTTTAGAAATCGTTTTCTGGACAGTTCTTACTCTCTACATATTAACGAAACTGAACGTGTTTAGACGGAAATAAAAGTGTCACATTACCCTGCCTCTGGTAGGGTTTTTTGTTATAATAATACTAGAGAGAAAAAAAATTTTCGCCCTATGAAAAACATCGGCAAGGTCATTAGTGCAATCATTGCTTATAACTTTACAAAGACCAATTTAAGAGCAGAAAGTCCTGTTCATGTTGGTCGTAGAACGAACATGAAAAGATCGCAAATACCCAACAACGGAGGCCTATAGACAACCCCTAAATAATATGGTATAATATGAATGTGAACACTACATTTTATGGCTAAAGGATTTAAAGTAATTCCAAAGGAAACACCCAAGAAAGAAGAATGGGATTACGCAAAGATAAAAGAGAGAGTGAAAGGTAAACAAATTGTTTTCTGTCTTCCAGGCAGAGGTTGTTCCTACGTCTTTCTAAAGAATTTTGTACAGTTATGTTTTGATCTGGTACAGAATGGAAATGGAATACAGATATCTCAAGATTATTCCTCAATGGTTAACTTTGCACGTTGCAAGTGTCTAGGTGCAAATGTATTGAGAGGCCCGAAACAGATTCCTTGGGATGGTAAACTTAAGTATGATTATCAGTTATGGATTGATAGTGATATTGTTTTCAGTACTGAGAAGTTCTGGCAGTTGATTGATCTTGCAATACCAGAAGAAGGTGAAGAGAAAGAGATTGTTGCTGGTTGGTATGCCACTGAAGATGGACATACTACATCAGTTGCACATTGGTTAAGTGAAGAAGACTTTGCAAAGAATGGTGGAGTCATGAATCACGAAACTGTCGAATCGATCTCGAAAAAGAGAAAGCCCTTCACTGTCGATTATACAGGATTTGGTTGGACACTGATTAAGAAGGGTGTGTTTGAAAGATTAGAATATCCTTGGTTTGCTCCGAAGATGCAAGTGTTCGATAGTGGAAAGGTACAGGATATGTGCGGAGAAGATGTATCATTCTGTTTAGATGCAAAGAAAGAAGGTATCGAGACATGGTGCGATCCACGAATACGAGTGGGTCATGAAAAGACGAGGGTCATCTGATGGCTGGTCTCATCTTTATTGTAGTGATCTTTGTGATTCTCTACATGTTATATTTTTATAATCCACATTCATAGGAGTTATTATGGTCAAAGGTAAATTAGAAAGAAAGTATCGTCTGATACATAATGGGCGCGAACTCTCCCAAGGTCTATTGAGTGAAGCAGGCAAATATGATGCAATGCAGATACTCGTTCAGAGATTTGATGAAGGTCGTCCAGATGCGATAGATCCTGATGAAGTTGAAGTTATTGATGTAACTCAGGAGAAAAAGTAATGGAAGTAATCATTGGAGCAGCGTGTTTCTCCGCCCTCGGATATTACACTTACTTAATGTACAAATTAAATGAAAGTAGGAGAAAGTAATGGCAGTTCGTTTTAGTATGGGTGGGCCGACCATTGAGTCAAAACCAAAGAAGACTCGTCAAGGCAAATCAGTCAATACAATACTTGCACCTACGAGTCGGAATAAAAGAAAGAAAAAATATCGAGGTCAGGGTCGATGAGTACATTAATTACTAATCTACCTTCTTATGAAGTATGGGTTCGTAAGGAGTATTTGACCGATCATAAGAGTGGTCATGGTGAATTTGTGAAAGGAGTATGGGTTTCTGCAAAAAGTATTCCTGGCCGTGCGTTTTATTTTGAAACTTATCTGCCAGATTATGCTGCGATGTTTGATAAGTTACCAATATCCGCTTTCCTCTCCTCTCCTGAGATACCAGATCCAGATATGACACTACATAATCTACAGTTTTGGAACTGTATGGACTATGGAGTGGTTGCAGTGCAGAAACAATTCATCGGTTCAATGCACTATGAGGTCTATACAAGAGACTTTGGAACGCAAACAGGCACTTATATTTGTACTTTAGACAATTATCATCAAGATGTAGACGCTGTAGACTACTCTACGAGTGAACAACCAGCGGAACATAAGAGTCATAACCTCTTAGAATTAGATAATGGACAGTTTTGTCTCTATCCTAACAACAGAATGAGGATTTATGACAACAGTATCACTCCTGAGACACCTAAGATTCCCGATTTTAAGGTTTCAACCGTGTATTATCAGGTGGAAAATGGTCATGATCGTGATGGATTGGGTTCAGAAGAGAATTATTTCTGGAAAACAGCGAAAGAAAGGTCATCTGATGTCGAAGTAGGTTATGGAAATACTGATTTAGACACATACACCATTGAAAATGAGCCAGAATTGGGATGAAATGGGTGAGCATCTGATTTTAGATGTCTACGATGGATATTTTGATGACTTAAATAGTCCAAATTTCCTTCGTGACATCTTCACTCGTGCGATTTTGAAGTCAGAGATGACAATATTGAACGAATATACACATAAATTCAGTCCATGTGGTGTTACATGTCTTTTTGCACTCGCTGAAAGTCATGTTTCTTGTCATACTTGGCCTGAATTTGGTCGAATGAACGCAGATTTCTTCACTTGCGGCGAAAAAGACCCAAGAATTAGTGCTAAATATATTATTAACGCTTTAGAATCGGAAAAATATCGAATTCGTGTCGTAAAAAGATAAAAAAAGCGGTATAAATAAAAACAGGAAACTTTTTGTGTAAATAGTGGCTTCTAGGGCATTCAAAGATATCAACTTATCCTTCAAACGTCATCCTGTGACGAATGATGTGGTTACAATTCGTAATGAAGATGCAATTAAAAGGTCTGTAAAGAACGTAATTTTTACAATTCTTGGTGAAAAACCATTTGAACCTGATTTTGGATCAGTCATGAACGAATCTTTGTTTGATTTAAATACTAATTTAAATGAAATCAGAATATCAGATGAAATTAAAGCATCTTTAGATAATTATGAACCTAGAATTGATAATGTTGATGTATCTGTATCAATTTTAGCGGATAGTAATGAAATGAACTGCACAGTTCAATATGATATTGTCGGTATTCCCGCTCCAACACAAACAGTAGACGTTCTCCTTTTCCCAGCTAGAGTATAATGGCTTTCGGACAATATGTTAATTTAGATTTTGATCAGATTAAGACATCCATCAGAGATTATCTGAGGGCAAATACTAATTTCACTGATTATGACTTTGAAGGATCAAACCTTTCAATAATTATTGACGCATTAGCATATAATACATACACGACTGCGTATAACACAAATATGGCAGCGAATGAGTGTTTTCTTGATTCTGCTACACTTCGAGAAAACGTTGTTTCGCTTGCAAGAAAC